CTCAAATCGCGTTGCGCCTGGACGATGATGTCATCGCCTGGTTCCGAACCCAGGGGGCAGGGTACCAGACCCGGATGAATGCCATCCTTCGGTCCTACATGGAGTCGGCCACGATTTTGCGCCGGGCGCGCTGAAAGCCCTGCTCTAGGTCAAGCAGACGAACCCAAGGTTAAGCCTAGCCTTGGGTCTTTTTTATTCTGCCCAGGAGCGGCTACCCACCCCCCGAAAGATCGGACGTTTCCGGAAGGGCAGATGGGTTGCTGCTCGCATACCGGATCCCCACCTTCTTCCTGGGTCCAGGGGACCAGTGTCGCCTGGACGCTTTTGAGCCCCGACCACCGGCCGGCTGAGGGCTGGTCGGCCTCGACTGTTCTACGCGGAACCGGCGCCCCGCTGACCATTGCCGGCGTCCCGACGGCCGCCGGGGATGGCTGGGATTTCCTGCTCACGTCCACCCAGAGCGCCGCCCTGGCCGCGGGCCCAGTGACTTGGCAGCAGATGCTGACCCGCGTGGAGGAGGTCGTCCTGGCCAGCTCCGGCCGCAGCACGGTCTGCCCGAACATCGCCACCGCCGGTACCTGGAACCCGCTGACGCCCGCCGAGCGATGGCTCGAGGCGCTCCTGGCCATCGGTCCGACAATGCTGGCTGGGGGCCGTTCCCTGATGACGGTCGACGGGATGACGAGCCAGTTCCGGAGCCTGGACGAGTACAACCGGTCGCTGAAGGCGGCACGTCAGGCGGTCATCGATGAGAAGGCGGCGGGCGGGGCGTGCTTCCCTGGCGCTCCCGGCAAGGCGAGGGGGAACCGAATCCTGGCCCGCTTCACCTCGCCATGAGCCTCGTTTCCAGCATCGCCGGATTCTTCGGGTACAAGCCGGCGACCCCGCAGCATTTGCCCCTGACCCGCGGTCCTCGCGTCGCTGGCCGCAACTACGGCGCCGCGGACCAGAACCGTCTCACCATGGACTTCCAGGGAACGCGGGTGTCCGCGGACACGTCCCTGGTCAATCAGCTCTGCGTGATGCGCGCCCGCAGCCGGAAGCTGTTCACCGACGAACCCTACGCCCGGCGGTACACCCGGCTCATTGAAAAGAACGTCGCCGGCCCCGCGGGCGTTCAGCTTTCCATCTCGGGTGGGCCTGACGCGGAGTACTTGCTCAGCCAGGCAGAAGCCGCTGCGATCGAGCGCCGGTGGAAGTACTGGATTTGCTCGCCCTGGTTGATGGTCTCCCGCAAGGGCAACTGGTCCCAGGTGCAGCGCAAAGCCCTGCGAAACTGCTGCATCGACGGGGAGGTGTTCGTTCGCGTGGTGGGCGATGAGACGAGCCCATACTTCATTGCCCTGGACTGGTTTGCGGCCGATCAGTTTGACGAGCAATTCAACTCCTCCTTGCCGAACGGCGGCGAGATCCGGATGTCGATCGAGTTCGACTCCAAGGGGCGGCGGGTCGCCTACCACCCCTTCAAGCGGAACCCTGTCGACTACCTGCCTGGATCGCGTACTCGCGGCATGGGTGAACGCATCCGGGTGCCCGCGGAAGAGGTCATACACTTCCACCTGGACGACCTGATTCAGCAGTCCAGGGGAGTGCCCTGGCTGTTCGCCACGATCGCCCGCATCAACATGCTCGGCGGGTACGAGGAGGCGGAGTTGGTCGCCTCGCGGGTCGCGGCGTCGAAGATGGGGTTCCTGGTGAACCCCGAAGGGGGCCCAGAGTACACGGGCGACGGCCAGGACGCGCAGGGGAACACCATCACGGAGGCCCAGCCGGGCACCTTCGAGTCCCTTCCGTTTGGGACCGAACTCAAGAGCTTCGACCCGCAGCACCCCAACGGGAACTTTGCGGCCTTCATCAAGGCGATGCTCCGCGGGATTTCGATGGGTGGTGACGTCAGCTACCACACCCTCTCGGGCGACCTCGAGGGCGTGAACTACAGCTCCGCGCGCGTGGGCCTGCTGGATGAGCGGGACGGCTACGCGATGCTGCAGGACGAGTTCATTCAGGGGTTCTGCCTGCCCGTCTTCCGCTCCTGGCTGATCGCCCAGGCCACCATCAAGGCGGTGCCCCTCTCCGTGGACGAGGCCCGGACGTTCAGCCAGATCGTCTGGCGGCCTCGCAAGTGGCGGTCCGTGGACCCCGTGAAGGACATCGCCGCCGATGTGCAATCGGTCGCGCTTCGGGTGAAGTCCCGCACGCAGATCGTGGCCGAGAGCGGCGGCACTTTCCCAGCCACTTTGGCGGAGTTGGAGGCTGAGGAGGAGGCCATCGAGGCGGCCGGTCTGATGCAGCCGGCGACTCCCATCCCCGGCTCCGTCCCCCCGAAGAAGGGTAAGGAGGAGGAGGACGACGAGGACGAAGAACAGGTGAAGCCGAAGCCTCAAAAGAACGGACGTTTTTCCGTGGGGTAGAAGGCATGACGCGCGACCTCCCATCCCCGACCTCGGTCCTGCACCGCGTTGCGGACATCGCCAGGGATTCCGTCTACAAGGACACCCGCACCGTCCGCATCGCGGTCAGCTCCGAAGTTCCCGTCGAACGCTGGTTCGGGGAGGAGATCCTGGATCACAGCGACAACTCGGTTGTCATGGACCGCCTGGCCAACCGGGCCCCGCTCCTTCTGGGCCATGACCCGGACTCACAGATCGGTGTCGTCGAGAAGGCGTGGATCGAAGGCCGCCGTCTCCGCGCCGAGGTCCGGTTCGGCAAGTCCCCCGCCGCCGAAGCCGTCTACCAGGACATCCTCGACGGTATTCGAAGCAAGATTTCCGTCGGTTACCGCATCCGAAAGAGCGTCCTCGAGAAGTCCGAGAAAGAGAAGCGGACCTACCGCGTGATGTCTTGGGAACCGATGGAGGTCTCCGTTGTAAGTGTCCCCGCGGACGACTCAGTCGGCGTCGGAAGAAATCAACCCCTCATTGAACAGCTTATGGCAGACCCCGTGATTCCCGCGCCGGCCACCCCCGTCGCCACCCCCACTCCCACTCCCGCGTCGCCCGAGACCCGTTCCCAGGTGACCGTCGTCAACGACGATGCCGAACGCATCGCCCGCTACGCCCAGGCCAACCCGTCTCGCCGAGACGAGGCCGTCGCGGCTTTGGCGAAGGGCACCAGCTTTCGCGACTTCATCGGCGGGCTGCAGGAGGTCCGCTCGACCGTCCAGAATCAGCCGGTCGTGAACCCGAACCTTGGGCTCTCCGCCCGAGAGATTCGAAATTTCAGCATCACCCGGGCCATCGCCGGCATCGTCAACGGCACGGGCCTCGAGGGTTTCGAGAAGGAAGCGTGCGACGCCTACGCGAAGCAGCACGGGCTGACCCGGAACGAGCGGTCGTTCTTCATCCCGAACGACATCACCGCCCGCTGGTCCCAGCGTGATTTAGGTGCAGTGGTCGCGGCGAACGGTGGCGTGACGGTTCCGACCGAAGTCCTCGGCGGCGACCTCATCGAGCTGCTTCGCGCGCGCATTCTCTCCGCCCGACTCGGGGCCAGGACGATGTTTGGCCTGACCGGCAACATCAGTATCCCGAAGGTCACTGGCGGTGCGACGGGTGCGTGGCTGGCGGAGGCCGCCCCCATCACGCCGTCGAGCCAGACGTTCGGGCAGATTGCCCTTTCGCCGAAGCGGTACGGCGCGGCGACGGCGTACAGCCGGCAGCTCGTCGTGCAGTCGTCCATCGACGTGGAATCCTTTGTCCGCGACGACCTGGCCACCACGGTGGCTCTGGCGCTCGACAAGGCGGTCTTTGAGGGTCTTGGAACGGGCGGGGAGCCTCGGGGCATCATCGCCACGACCGGCGTCAACACCGTCACGTTCGGCGGCGCCGCGACCTGGGCCAAGGTGGTCGAGTTTGAAACTGCCATCGCGCAGGACAACGCCGACTTCGGAAGCCTCGCCTACGTCACGACTCCCGCCGTTCGCGGGAAGTGGAAGCAGACTCCGAAGGTCACCGGAGCCGGCAATGCCGGCGCTGGGTTCCTGTGGCAGGACCAGGCGTACCTGCCCGTGCTGGCTTCCGCTGGCGCCATGGCGACCCAGACCACACCGCCCGAGGGATTGGTCAACGGCTACCGTGCCCTGGCGTCGACCATCATCTCTGGAGACAAGGTCATCTTCGGTAACTTCAACGACGTGATCGTGGCGGCCTGGCTGCCCTTGGAGGTCATCGTCGACCCGTACTCTCTCAGCCTGAACCACCAGGTTCGGGTCGTGGTGAACACGCTGGCGGACGTTGGCGTTCGTCACGCCGAGAGCTTCGCCATCAGCACCGACACGGGTGCTGCGTAAGCGCTCCAAACCACGGGAAGCATCATGGCGGACAAGCTCATCAAGCTCAGGATCACGAAGCCCGTGGCCATCGAGGGTACGCCCGTCAAGCCGGGTGAGATCGTCGAGGTCACCTACGAGATCGCGATGGCTCTGCGGCGCGCTTCCGAGTTGTACGTTCCCGACCCTCGGTCCGACCCGGAGCGCCTTGAGCACTCGGACCCCGAGCCCGAGGTCCGCGATCCCAAAAACCACCCCCGCAAGCGATGAGCCAAGACGCCAGTTTCGACATCGACGCGCAGAACATCCTGCGCCCGCAAGTCATCACCGCCACGGGCATCGGGGCGGACATCCCCAACGTCTCGGACATGGAAGGCGTGGCCCGCGCCATCCTTCGCGTGGGTGCGCTCTCCGCCGGCACCACGCTCGCTGCCAAGCTCGAGCACTCCGCTGACGGCACCTCGAATTGGTCCGACGTACCCGGCGGGGCGTTCCCGCCGATCACCGTCGCGAACACCGGGGCCTCCATCGGAGTGGACACGGCCGCCATGAAGGCATTCGTGCGCGTCAACTACACCGCCACGGGGGGAACCGTGAACCTCGTGGCCTCGGGAATCATGGTGGGTTACCGCGACTACTGAGATCCGCCCGTGAATGAACCCGGCAAATTACCAACCCCCGGCCGCTCCAGGTTCATTCCTCGAGGCGTGGCGCGCGAACGAACCTGCCGCGCACATGGCGGAGTTCGGGTTTTCGGGGACGTACACGCGGAAGGCGGGTGGGTCGGTGCCGTTGACCGGGAATTGGAAGGCGCCGTACTCGCTGGAGCGGTTGGACGGGATGGGAACACCTGGCTTCGAATCCGCGTTGCCCGGGCTTCTGTTTCGGACCGCCGATCTGCCGAATCCGCCACCCGCTCACGGGGACACCTGGAGCGACGGGGTCACGACCTGGTTCGTGACCGAAGTACGACCGAACCCACGCCAGGGCATGACCGTGCTGCTCTTGTCGCTCGACTCGCCGCAATAGTGGCCACCATCCGTCAACGCCTTGTCGACCAGGTCGCGGCCCGCATCGCGGTGCCAGGACTGACCGGCGTCTACATCTGGAGGACGACTCCGCTTGAGCAGGCCGATCTGCCGGCGGCGGTCGTTCGCGACCTGGGGTGCGTCTCCGTCATCGCGGCCACGGACGTGCACGAGCACCGCCTGACGGTCGAGGTCACAATCTTCGGCGCGGACATTGGTCAGGTTCGGGAACTGCTGGGTGCTGTCATTGCGACTCTCCGCGGGAACACCCGCTGGCACGACGGCACCCAGTACCTCGCATTCAAGACGGAGCCTGAGAACGACACGCTGATGACGTCTCAGGAGGAACGATTCATCGCGGGAGCCCGGCTGCAATTCGTCGTCGGCTACCGCACGCCATTCTTCGACCCAAACTCGGTTTACCCCTAGGCCCATGCCCCTCGCCATTTCTTCAGTCCTCATCGGTTCCCACGCCTACTTCTGGGAGGACGGCCAGCCGTTCACAACGCCTGCTCCTGGGACCACGGGCCGCGAATCCCACGCGGATTCCGCCGATCCTGGCTGGGCGACGCGCTACTTGGGAATCGTCGGCACATGCCGAATTCAATCGGCGCGCGGCGAAGGCATCGAAGTATGGGCCCCTTCCCCCGGGCGGCTGCGTCTCTTCGACGTCATCCCGTCCAAGAGTGACATCATCCTCACGCTCACGCTGCAGCAGCTCACCCCGCTCTGCATCCAGCTCCTGTTTGGCACGTCGTCTCTCGATGGCACGTCCACCCAGTGGAATCCCACCGAGGGTTCGGGTCGTCCAAAGGGCTGGATGAAGTACCAGGCCTACAACCAGGACAACGTCCTGGTCACCGTGGCGGATCTGTATTCCTCGGTGTCCATCCCCGAGGATGTGACCTTTGATCCCTCCGCGCTGACCGAAGTCACCATCGAGGCTCGACTCCTGACTTCCACGCTCAACACGGGCTCCCTCTAAGCGCCATGGCCTGCACGATGACCAACAACCCCCCAGGGGTGATCACTCGGGCGGCGAGCGGGTTCGGCTTCGCGGGCTCGGCCGCCGCCGCGTCCACGGTCAACGTGCCGCTGCCGGCCGGTCTCCCGC